GTCTGCTGTTGCATAGCCTTGGCCTGCTCACGAGCTGCACGAGTACCGGTAATAGAGCCGCCAATCTTCTTCAGCTTGTCTCCGGCACCCAATGGGTCAACGAAGTCAGACTTGAGAAATTGCTTCAGGTTCTTGGACTTAAACGCAGATGAAATATTTTTAATTGGGTTGAAATGACCACCACCACTCATGGCGTGTCTCCTATCATAAAGTAACGGTTGCGATACTCAAACTTGCTGACGCGGTGACTCATGCTGTACCACTGTGCGTCATTCTCTCTCGCAATATAACGGAGAGCACGATGCAGACAGCGCATACCAGCTAAGCCTAAACCTGAACCAGCTAAGTGAGTACAGATAATGCCTTGTCCATTGAAATGTGAATCCTCAACGGGGCCGGGCACAATCATCGCCATAGCCTTTGGCTCGTCGTCTTCTAAGATAAGAATACCAATGAGTCCTGCTGTCTCGTGCAGTACACGACGCAGGTGGGTTGCTTCACTTACGCCATTAGCAATGCCATGGCCGTAGATGTGAAAGCGTTCAACGAAAGGTTTGGTTTTCGCAGAAGGTATGAGTTTGGCTCGATACATTCTAGGTTCTCCTAAGCGTGTTACTCTAAACGATATGATTGTTCAAAACGTGTACAAGGGTAGTGTGCTTAGAGGGAGGTATAAACCTGAACCCCCTAAGCGTGTTACTCTAAACAATCAGCAGAAGAAGAATGGTGAATCCTTAACCAATTCCAGATTCAGCGTACCCATTTCAGGTGACGGAATCTCGGAGGTATCACCACCAGCTTTCTCGGCTGCGGCTCGCAGGACTTCCAGCGGCTCATAGTCGGCGTACATGTTGTAGAACTCACCACGGATGACCTCGTGCATGTGGTCCACGTCACAGGCATGGGTAGCCAGTGAATCGTGAATCGGTACGATGTCACATTTTGCAGCAAGGATAACTTTCAGCAGATGCGTGCTATCCAGCGAGTGAACAAAGTTCGGTGCAATACCGGACGCTGCCTTGCGGCGGTTGTTCAGGGTGTAGTCGCGGTTGTACGCTACCACAAGGCTCAGGCCCATACTGCGAATCGCAATGCGGGTTTCCTCAGTCGTGGTATAGCGGTTGATAACCAGACCGCCCAACGGCGTCTCCCATTGCAGGTGATTCTCCAGCGGGATGGTGCGACAAATCTTCTGTGCAAACTTCATGGCACGCGCTGCCGCTGGCATCGCCTCCTCAATCGACTCACGCATCAGCGGAGCAAGGAAGCCAGACAGCTTCGGCAGGCTGAAATCTTCCAGCGGTTCGTAGCCCTCGTCACGAGCACCGAGTGTAATGTACTCGCTGCATGAGCGGGTTGTGGCTGCATAGAAGAAGGTCATCGCCGGGCGCTTAGTCATCGAACGGGTAATCTCGTTCTCTCTCCAGTAGGTCGCCTGCACAGCCGTGTCCTCGTCACGCTGCTTAATAATTACTTTGGAATCAGTACGTTGCTTAACATCCATGTACAGGTCAGCTTTGACATCGTTGCCGTTCCAGAACAGGTTGGTTAAGCGGCCACCCACCTCATCGCGCAGAATCGCGGAGAAGTGCTGTCCACCAGAGTTAGTAGCATCCATAGCGACAGCGCAGCGCGATACATACTCTGACGGGTTGCCAGAGCGTACAGCATTAACCAGCTCGACGCAGGCTGCATAGAAGCACCATGGGGAGTCAGCTTTGGTGAAAGAGCTTGACTCAAACGGCTCATCTGCGACTCGTTCAAGTTCTGCATAATGCAAATCAACCCAATTTGCACGCTCTTGGAATAAGGCTTTGTCATAACCAAACGTGGTAGCCACGTTGACTTTGAGCCAGAATAAGCCACGTTCTCCCAATGGCTTCCCTCTACCCAACTGGAGCAGTGCTTTCTGCAAATCAGAACCTTGGGGATTGAGTGCTGATTTAAAGTACAGGCGGTAGCGCCAATCAACGCAAGTCGGGAAGTACATAGCCGGTTCATCTTTATATTCCTCACACAATTCCAGAGTGGTTGCTGTACCACGCAGACGGCTGACACGCTTACGCTCAGTGCCATACCATTCACGCATCAGGATTTTCCACTCGTTGAAGTCTTCCAGCTCACGCGCATCATACTGCTCACGCGGTACACCATCCAGACGCCATTCAGGTTTCGGAGCCTGTCGGGTGCTCGGCATACCGATACCGATACCTTGTGCTCGTGCAGCCTGCACGGTGGCCAGTACAGTCTTGTTCACCTGATAGGGAACGTTCTGCGCTTTGTTCATTGCAGCTTTCAGCTTGTCAGCTTTGGCGAATGCCTCGGCTACTTCACGCTTCTGCTTGTTCGTGATGTGGCGATTCTTGTAGGTGCCGCGACGGTCGATGTCGGTCAGGTAGCCACCATCAAACAGAGTCGTGTGGTCCTGCGGCGGGATAATCATCGGAGGCGCAATCATCAGCATGTGGCTGTGAGTGATTACGTCAGTCAACACTTTCTCCAGCTCAGCGCTCGGAGTCAGGTAGTTCATCTGGTTGGATGAGGACACCCACGTAAACAGCCCTGTATCGTACACAGCGTTCATTACCAGCTTACCTACAGCAATGCACTCGCTGTTGCTCCACGGCTCGTGAGCCAGCTTCACAGCATCAGCAGAGGCCCGAAGCGTTCGCATGATGTGTGACTGACTACGAGTGTTCTTCTCTTTCATGTACTCGTGTACACGGTTGATGTAGGCCGGAGCCTGCACTTCCAGATTACGGTTCAGAATCTCTGCTTGCACCAGACGGCCTAAGCCAGCCATGAGCGCCTGCGCCGACGAACGAGCCATCGACTCAGCGCAGAGATTGTCCAGAACGTACACTAATGCACCGGTAGCCAGTACGTCAGTGCTGATTAAACGGAGGTGCTTGCGGTACTTACCGCCGACACCACGGGTCTTATCTGCTTTGACAGCTTCAATGGAATCAGTAACCGTGCTGAATGCTGCGCTAATCAAGCGCTGCACTGGTAAGAGTTCAGATGCACGACCACCCTCCAGCGCATCCTTCACAGCTTTGCGGCTGCGGTCAATGGCGCGGGTACGGGCTTTCTGCTCAATCTCTAACTGACGGGTTACTAATGACTCAGTGATGTTCCCATGATTATGAATGGTCTGCATCTGATACTCCTTAAAGGTTACGTGATTTCCACAGCTTAAACATTTGCATGTATGCTACAGCGTCTTGCTTGCGGCCAGCGTAGAATGCTGACCGGGCCATATTGTAGCACCACTTACTCTGCATAGCAAAGACCTTTGCAGCGTTCGAACAATTTCAGGTATGCGTCGGACTTGTCCAGCTCCTGCTTCGGGTCATCCTTGGCACCGGCACGTAGTCGGTACTTGAGGCGATTGCCGAGGCAGTAGCCACGGAACTCAGAGACAGTCATGCTGCGAGCGATGACATCAATGGCTTCCATGTCCGGGAAGAACTGGTAATGCTTTGGCTTGGCCACAACATCAAATTCATCTGCTGGTGCAGGCGTATCGACTACACGGCAGTTTTGACGACTAAACACACGACGCTTACCGTTGGTATCCTTGAGGGTAACGCGGTACGTATCAACCTCTAACACCACTCCAGTTACGCCATAGAAGTTAATCACATCTGAATTGCAAAATTGAACGGTATCGCCTATTTTCATTGTAACCTCTTGATTATCAGGATGATTTAAATACATGCATTTGTTGGCGCAGGAATGCTCAGGCATCCCCACGTCTTGAGCGTACTGACAGCGCTTCTCGCACTGCGGCGCTTCTGTCATTTACCCGCCTTAGCCATCAGGGCTGTGGCCCGGCGAGCTTTCTGCTCAGCCCGGCGTTTACGCGCTTGAGCATTACGCATCTCACGCTTGTCATCTTCCGACTTGTGGCTGTGATAAATCAGCTCAGTCGGCTCCTTATCCAGATAGTCCGCTACGCGACGAATGGCGGCGGCGATTGCTTTGGGGTCTTGCATTGACCCGACAATCCAGCGGCCCGCTGCTGACGCAACTTTGCCCTCACCTCCATTACATGAGCGATGCAGAGCGCCACGGATGCGCCCACTAATATGGCAATGGTCAATAACAACGCTGTCACCTTTGGCCCCCTTAATTGAGAAGTCGAGTTCAGTACCACAGAGCGGACACAGCCCGCCCTGCACCTTGGCCAGTTGTAGGCCCACACTGCGGAGCTGGCCCCGCGTTATCTTCCTCATACCGACACCACGAATGCACCGTTAGGGCGCTGGTAGTGTTCAACCGACTCAATCTCTTTGCGGCTGTGCCAGTGGATTGACTTGCGGATAAACTGGATACGGACCGTCTTCGGACCAATACTCACAATCTCACCGATGGCGAAAGGCTGTGCGCCCTTGCCACCATGACCGAACGCTGCTTTCATACCGACTTCTGCGGTTACACCAAATGCGTCAATTACCATTCCAGACCTCCAATATCGTCCAGCTCATTAGTTTCTGCGATGTGCGCGGCCATCTCGTCGCGCAGCTTAGCGTGTGCTTTCGGAGACTTCTGCGCCAGCGAGGTCATTACATCTTCAAGGTCTTTGAAGTTGCCAGCGTAGAAGTATTCGAGTGCTTTAATTTTCAGGGTCTTGGTTGTCATCAGATTGTTCCTCTACCCACTTCAAGTGAGCTAAATGATATTCGTGTAGCTGCATCAGCCATCCGAGAATGGCCTCGTCAGTTACCACTTCCATGAAGTAGGCGTATGCGGAGTCATCTTCGTAGCGACGCAACCATAGACACTCGGCCTCAGCTAATACATTCTGATTGGCACGAGCATATGCTTTGCAGACCATGTTGGCTGCTTCGGTTTCGTTCGATACATCTTTCAGCAGAGCGTAAGCCTTTGCAGGACCACACAGACTGCCATCGTACTTTGAGATACCTTTGACGTTATCAGCGGCGTCACCCATGAGCATCTGCGCCCAAAAGAACTTGCGGCCATGGCCTAACAGCTTCTTCTTGTCAGCATCCCAATAGATGTGACCGAAGCCGTCTTCAAGTTCCTCCACCCGGCCCATCTCCGCGTTCCACCACGGGTACGGAGTCAGCCGCATGTCTTTGTCACCGCTGCTCACAATGCCGAGTTCTTTCAGCTCGTGAGCATGGATGATGATTAGGTCATCGGCTTCGAACCAGCTCGACGCTGCGACGCTGATACCCTGCTCCAGATACTCCTGCGGGTTCGCTAAGAGATGGTCTTTCAGCGGGCCTTTCAGCGGCAGCTCAGGCTTGGCCTTGCGCTGGTCCTGATAGCGTTTGACAGTCGGATAGTGATAGCGATTGCACTTCGCACAGTCGCTCGGAGTGATGAAGATGCGACACGTCTTGGTGCCGGTCATAAACATCTCAGTCAGCACCATCGTGTAGAAACGGCGAATTGCTGTCGGTAACGTCTTAACCGTGGCTGCTGCCCGATAGATTAAGAAATCAGCATCCAACAGCAGCACCTTGTCTGCGTTGTGGTCAGACTCAAATTGGGGTTTGACACCCGCCAGCAATTCCTCAAACATTAAGCCGCCTTAGCCGTTGGCAGTTTCTCCAGTACCGCGAGGGTGTTCAGGAAGCCGAAGATATCCATCGCTATCTGCGGGATGTTGGTATCTTCAATCGGGGCGTGGACATGCCCGGCGATGTGGCCCAACTGCGTGGAGACTGTACCCATAGTGGCTACAGCCGCTTGCAACTCACCCTGCGACGCCAGCTCTTTAGCAGCCTTGCGGACAGCGGCCTTGTTCGACTTGATTTGCTTCATCAGCGGCTTAGGGTCAATGCCGTAGAAGTTGGCCAGACGATACAGAGCGGCGCGGGTCTTGTTGATACGGGTGCGGTCATACACAATCGCAGTGGCTTCGGCGTAGATGATTTGGAAGATGATTTTATTCTGCATTAGAACCTCACTGTTTAACTTTGATGACGCAGGACGCATTACGGCCCAGCTTGATTTCGACCAGCTCACGGGTGCTGGCATCTTCCAGAGTCACGATGTCGTGGTCAGTCTGGACACGCCCGGTGCTCATCCCTTCGTACAGCACGCTGCCCTCAGAGACACACTTCACGCTGTGCGGCGAACCCAGCGCTGACCACTTGCTGCGGTCAACGTCAGTACAGCCAGACAGGATACCAGCGGACATTGCTACCAGACCAATTACCATAAACATCTTCTTCATAGATACCTCTCAGATTAAATTAGAGGGACGCCGGAGCATCCCAATCAGTTTGATTCACTACGTCCGACTTTCAGGCAGTCGGTGCAGTTGGTGCGGTTGGTGCAGTCGGAGCCACTGGCGCTGTCGGCGCGGTCGGCGCTACTGGTGCCGGAGTCTCAGGTGCTGCTGGAGTCTCTGGAGTCACTGGCGCTTCCGGGGTTGCTGGAGCCATGTCAGATGGCATTGGCAGACCACCTTCCAGCAGAGCTTGCAGAGGTGAACCAGCGTAGTCAACTGCTTTCAGGATGTCTTCCTGAATGAAGTTCTTGCTCTCGCCCTTGTCGTTCTTACCGTCGATGTACAGGCTGTCCCACGTTTCTTTGGTTGGGTTAGCCCACAGGAACAGCTTCACGTCTTCTGGCTTAACTTCTGGCACGTTGATTGGCGCACCAGTTTCAGGGTCGAACTTCGGCAGAGCCTTGAGTGACGCATAGTTAATGGCGTTGAACTCTTTCTGCGTCTTGCTTGACACATCCTTGGTGACTTCAACACGGAACGCCTGGCCCAGCTTCTGAGCAGCATGCTTCACGTCGCCTTTCGCATTCAGACGGTCGAAGAAGATTTTGAACTTCGCCTTCTCGCTGTTGCTAATACCCATCATCATGCTGCGGTTACGGACTTCTTCGCCGTTCGGACCATAGATGATGAAGCCGAGACGCACGTTCAGCACTGGTGGACGACCGGTTGGTTTACCTTGGAACATCGGAGTACGCTTACCATACTCAACATACTCAGTGAAGCGGATGTTGTAGTCGCCTGCTTCCAGTACGATGCGGTCAAATCCACCAGTACCAGTTTCGGTCATGTCGGTGTCTTGAACTTCCAGAGCGGTGTTTACCAGAGCGTCGAGGTTAGCCAGTGCATTGAATGGAGTAGTCATATATTTAATCTCGCTTATTTGAATTGAAAGAGTTGTGCTGGTGTAGGCGGCACCAGCTACCGTACTTCTTCTAAGCGTGTCACTTCTAAAAGCGCACGCTCACAGTTTTTACTTGGTGTCAACACTTTTAATGCGGACACGTCTCAGGGTATGCCACGGGTAGAGATAGCGGGAGCCATCAGAGAAGTAGACGGTCAAGCCGCCCGTACCTTCCATCGTACCCTCTACGTCGAACTCAACTTCATCAAACTTCTCACCCGTCTTTAGGTTGTGGTGCATCTGCGTGAACAGTAAGTGTACCTGTTGCATTGTGCTCTCCTTATTTAATGTGAGCCAGTTGAATGACCAATGAATCGAACAGGGTGGTGCGCGGGTCGCCCTTCTTGCGCTCTACGTGGCAGAACACAATCTGTGACGGCTCGTTCTGATAACCAGCCAGCGATGAATACTCACCACCTACTTGGTCGGTGCCGAAGAATGCACCGTTAACAACCAGCCGGTCATTGTTGAAGCGGCAGATGTTGTGCTTGTCGCCCATTCGCATCATGGCAATGTGGACGCCGAGCTGCTGCGCTCGTTGGTCGCGGCGCTTCTCCAGACCAGCTTGGCTGGATGCTACACCAACGCCGTGCTCATACAGCACATGAGTGCCATAGATGTTGTCGAGGTGGAATGCACCACGCGGGATGTCGAAGCGCACAGCGTCGCCGTACATGGCCTCGCTAATCATCTTCACTGCGTTGTA